TGCCAAGCCGAACCGGTCCAAACTTTTAAGTAATACGCTGACGTTGAACTGTCTGTCCAAAGCTCCCCTGTGGAGTTACCTGCTAATCCGACGGGGGTTGAATTAGGCGCTGTTGCTGCGTAATGCGAAGGGCCGATCTTTCGGATAGCACCAGCCGAATCCTCAAAGTACAGTCCAGGGTCCGCTGCGCCCACAGCGATCGCGAGTTCCCCGTTCTGAACTACAGTTCCACTGGGTCGATCTGACGATTGACCTGAACGCTTTAAAAGAAGAACAACAGGTGTTGAAGTCATATCAATACGTACCGCCGTTAATCAGAGAAGGGAATCCGGCGGGTGGAATTAAGACCCCGTTAGCATACTGCCCCCCGACAAAAGTGTTAACAGGCTGCGACACCAAGACACCGTTAGCGTATGTGCCGCCGTCATAAACCTGAAGTTGATCAAAGTTAATAGGTGCAAAAGGATCGAACTCATCGATGGTATACATCTCAAAGTTTTGGGCCTGCATCGGTGACAAGGAATTTATATTTCCAAAATTCAAAGTTTTACCCATCATGTTGTACATATCGGGGTACATCATGTGAGTCGGCATATCGTTTTTAGCTGGGCTATACCTTTGCCACCACACGAGATTCCGTTCGCGACGGAAAAAGTCTGTTTGTTTAGCTAAATCAATCTCAAATTTTTCGCGATAGTATTCATTCATAGGCTCATCGTTTGGTTGAGCCAACCACATTGAAGTGGTTGTAGTTTGCCCGAACCGCAGCTGTAGGTCCCACATAGCTGCATAAATATGTTTACACCAACGCGGCTGGTAATAAAAAACGTTTGGATCTGAATACACAGCTTCTGTGTACTCTGGTATGTTATAGATCTCATTTAGATATATAAAACCAAACGTCCGAGCAAAACCCGGATCATCACTGGCTGGAACTTGACGAACCGTGGCGTTAGGTCCAGCGTCATAAAAACCGGGATCTAAGTTTTGGACCCGAGTATATGGATATTTACGCCGAAGGGATGCTTGGTAGAGATTAAAACCCTCCCGAGCTAAAAAGTCAGGACAGGTGCACTGCGACCGCATTTCAGTGGCAAGATACTCACCTACTGCTGGTGGACCTGTCGCCGGAACAGCCATCGTCGTGGAATTAACCACGGCCCAACTGTTTGCATCAGTGTGCGATAAAAATAAAGTATTGAATATGGGGAGATAACCCGGTGTCCTCGGGACGCCGTTGACACCTACGGCAGTAACTGTGTAGTTGTTATACCCATAAGATTTTTCCGTGCCATCTGCGTTGTATCTGTTCGATAAAACTTCCCCGGTAAAGAATGAAATTGGAGCACCAAAGTTAGAACTCAACCGAACCGCGTAAGTATTTGCGTCGTAATCAGTGACCGAAACGACAGAGTAACCAAAATTCAAAAAGTTAAAAGAGTCCCGAGGACGAATTCCCACCATCCACATACGCATATCTGAGCGCGTGGTGGGATACATGAATGCAATACCGGGCAGAAAAGTTCCAACCCCGGGAGTGCCCGACACAAAATATTTAAAGCTATAGGTCAGACCGTCGTATGCTTGCTGCGAATACATCGCAAGCTCATACCCACGGCGCCAACGGACCCAAAGAGACGCGTAGTCGTAGTCGCTTAAAAGACTAAAATCTTTAGTCCCCGTGGCAGGACGGAAACGTCTTTTAAAAGGAAGAGGACGTAAGAGCTCACCTGCATTATCAGAGCCGCGAATTGTGCGGGGCTGATTTACAGGGTTAGTGGCTTTAAAATCTCGAAAGCCAAAATTATCAGATCCTCTTTTTCTTGCCACGCATCAGTAAAAGCCGCCTTGGGCCCAGATCGTGATACCGGAGGAACTAAGACCGCCAGAAACAGAAGTAGGGCCGTTACCGAGATAACCGGCGCAAAGAATATAACCTTTTTCAAGATAGAGCCCTTCGCCTTTACCGATTTGAATGGGCGCAATAATGTTCGTGTCGCCAGTTTTAGGGACCGGAGCATTGACTGCAAACAGTTGGACAGGAAGCGGATAACCAAAAGTACTTCCGCTTAAGCCAACTTCGAAACGACCCACCATAAGAGCCGCCGACGTAGAAGGTGCGGCTTGGTTAGGAGCGTAAACATAAAGCCCAATATCAGCGGTTCGAATGCCGCTTTTATCAGGGTAATCTTCATTACTAACAATGGTAATGTCTTCAACAAGGGCCGCGTCTTCAGACGGAAGATCGCCCACACGAACTAACTGGATCAGATCCGTAAGATTTGGGTTAGTCGGATCGCATGTACCCGTGGCGCTGGTAATCCGAGCACCGCGAAGAAAAGGACGGTCGATTAAACAGGGCTGCTTGTTGGTGCTCGTCGAAGCCATTGTGTACGCTCTGTAGTATTAGAGGTTTAATAAATTAATCCAGTATTAGGGTCATACCCAGACCCAAAAACAGGACCGTCAGCACGTTTTTTGGGCGTAAATTCTTCTCCAGAAGAAGTACTTTTACCGATAATTGCTTTAAGCAAATCAGCTAAATAACTTTCTTGACGTTGGGTCTGAAGATAGTCCTGCAGTTTCGATCCCGCCATGCGAGGAGCCTCGCCACGGAAACCTCGGACTAAATCGCCAATACCACCGAGAAGATCTTGGAGTCCTGCACCAGCGGCTAAATAATCAAAGCCAGGCTTAGAAGGACTCGCTGCGGCAGCAGTGCCTAAACCGCCGATATCTTTTACAGAAGCGGGGTTGTCGTAAAAACCATAACCCCCCACCGAATAATCGTAGTTCATAAGACCTCTGTGCTCCTTTAAGTTTACTTCGAAATAAAGAATCAGATCAGGTTACGACCTTGCAGCGCGTAAATAAGCGCCGGGTCTAACCCACGAACTTCATCCGTAATCTGCGGCGTGGTGAAGGACCGCAAATCGGATGCACCTTGAGTTCCATCTACAGCGGCTTGAGATGCGGCAGAGGTGTTACCAATGATATTGTTTGCGTTATTAGAACCTGCAGGTGCGGTAATGACTTTTTGAGTCTGTTGGGGGAGTTGCTGACTCGGCAGAGTATTAGAGCCCGTAGCTTTCCTGAGCAACTCGTAAGCAAGTTCAGGGTTGGAGCTCGCCCAAGCGACAAGCTGAGGACTATCTAACACGCCTCGCTTGGTTAACTCAGAAACAATCTCAGCTTTGTTAGCGGGGAATCCAGCATAACGTTCGCGTTGAGCGTAATACTCACGAAGCTGAGCCTGCGGTTTGGTGTACTGTTGTTTGGCAGCACGCAGCGCCTCGTCTTCACCACGAGTGGTGATCACAGTTTGACCTTCTGCGCCCCGATAGGTAGGAGTAGGAATGTTAGCCCGTGCGGAAGGAGTCATGCTCTCGGCAATTTGCTGAGCAATGTTCGTTTGGCGATTTTTAACAGCTTGAGGATCGTTAATAAGGCCGCCGACATCAGCGCTTTCGGTCGTGGGCCCCATTGGAGTTCGCAACGGAATTTCGGGAGCGCCTGCATCTCCTCCAATAAATTCGGAAATACCGTAAGCCGTTCCGGCGCCGCCTATTGCAATACCAAGACCAGCAGCTAAACGTGGATTGTTACGTACGAGCTCAACAAGATTAGTCATATTATTTTTAATAAGATTACGAGCTTGATACATACCAAATTCCGCAGGTTTTGCAAATAAACCGGTTTGAGACGGAATAGATGCAAAATCAACTGCTTCAGAAAGGCTTGCACCGGGACGCCGCATTTGTTCAATAAAAAGTTCTTCAGGAATACCTTTAGATCGAGCTAGTTCACGAATACGTTGTGTATAAACTCCTTCAGGCATTACGTCAGCTGGGTTAAAAGTAACTCCGCCAATCTTTGTACCTTCTGCGGTTACAGCACCTTTTGGGTTTGTTAAACGATTAAAACCAGAAAACATATCAAGTTGTTCACCTTGTAAAGGAACACGGAATCCTTCAACGGGATTAGGTCCTTGAAGAGGAGGAACTCGGGGTCCTTGAACAGGAGTGCGATTTGTAATTAAAGGAGAAAGACCGCGAATACCGGGAGCAGCAGTTTTAGGCATTGAAGCAGCTGTCTTTTGTGCAGCAGCTTCAACAATATTTTGAAATTCAGGGCGAAGAGAACTCGGTTGTACTTTTCCAACTAAACCACGAACAACCTCTGGTAACTGTGAAGGGCTTACGGCACGCATTGTTTGTCGTGAACCAATTAAACCCGACATTTCGCCGACTTCACGCGCAGCGGTACTAGCGGGTTTTAAAATTCCACTTTTGACTAAACCAGAACCGAAAACTCTTAAAACGTTTAAAAGTTTAGGATTAATCGCCTGACCAGCAAGAGTTTCGCCAAGCTCACCCAAAATACTCATTTAATTAACCCCAGCAGGAACAGGACTCTAATAGTAATGTTAGCGCCAATTTGCGTAGAAGTATAAACGGTCAGCCCGTGACACATCCGGGGGCCCAGGAATTGCTTGAATAAACTCACCTCCACTACGCTCAAAACGATATCGTGCTGCCACTGGATCCCGATAATTCGGAATGTACAGCATGTGAGCTAAGCGATCACACTCGTATAAATAATTTTCACGCCAGATCCTGGCGGTTTCACGTTTGTCCTGAATATTAATTGAGCGACTAACGTCACCCAAAATTGTTTCTTGACGGCTAGTCGCACGCCCCGTGGCCAATTCCGTCAAACGCTCAGCTTCCTCACAACGTTCAATTTGCTGAACGATTTTGTCGTAATAAAATTCGCTGGGAATTGCGTTACACGCCTCCATCAACCTGGCATAGTCGCCAGCAGGAACGGTGGCAATATTATAACCTAAGTGATATGCTACACGACTAAAGTTAAAATCATCAAGTCTATGGCCAAAAACCTGAGCAGGATTACGTGTTAGTTGATTAACAGCCGCATAAACAATCTCTCGCTTAGTGGCGTCTGTAGTATCAGGTTGAAAAACAACCCCTTGCCCGGCTAGATATGATTGTATTTGCTGTAACTCTTGTGTGCTAAGCTGCGCCACTATTGAGTCCTATTACATATTTAGATTCTAATTCCCAATCCTAAGACCTTTACAAAATCACTCAACGTAAACGTGATCCCCTTCTAAAACAGAATCCCAATCCACACGGGAAATGGCGCGAAGTTGATCGAGCTTAGTAAAGCGTTCACCAGGCATCGATTGTTGAAGTTCTTTTATTTCAGTTGCAGTTTTTAGACCAACTCCTTTCAACACCTGGGTGAGTAACTGCGGCGTGGCCGAATTGATGTTGACTCGATTAAATGCTTGAACTTCAGGTTTTACAATCTGTCGTCCACGGCGTTGCTTCGTCGGTTTTTCCGGTTCAGCAACTTCTACAACATCCTCAGAAATTTGATTTTTATGAGCAAAAAATACTTTACCTGTTGTCAGTGACCGTACCATTTTGTACTCACCTTCGTCGTGCTCACTTAGAACTTCAATTTTTACGCCGTTGGGAGTGAAAGTAAATTCTTTTACAGACACGGCAGTCATTATGTAGACAGTGATCTGTTTTTAGTTATAGCACAATTAGCAATAAAAAACCCCCTCCGAAGAGGGGGTAAGGACTTCGATAAAGCAAGTTTATCAGGAGGGAACGGTCGAGGTGTAAACGCTGGATTCCACCAGGCCACCGGGCTGCAGAGCCAGATCGTCGCGCTTGGGCGCTTCGTCGGGGATGAGCCAGCAGACTTCGCAGATACCCAGAGCTTTGTTCTTGCCAGACAGTTTGTTGGCTTGAGCACGGGGATCGTACACACCGGAACCAAGACCCAGGCCAGAGCCAGGAACAGTGGCGGTGCTGTACAGACGGTATTTCACGTCGGCGGTAACCACGTGCATGTTTGCGTCGTTCCAAGCGTTGCTGGAAACGAAGCTACCGTTCTCGATGCGGCTGTTAGAGCCCACGAGGTTGGCGAAGAAGCCGCTGGGGCTAGGAGCGGTGGTAAGACCGGAGGACAGAGCAGGACCCACGCCGAGGGCGGGGGCGGTCTGAGCGCCAGCGATACCGCTGCTGATCACGTCGCCGCCGTCAAGGCGGACAGACACGCGATACACATAAGCACCAGAAGGAACAGTGATACCGTCAGTGATGTCGGCACGGATGTCCTTGTGGTAATCCGGCGACGGGATGATGACATCGGCAGCCTTGAAGGGCTGGTTGGTGCCGTTCTGACCCGAAGCGTAAGGCTGGGTGTAGTAGTCCAGCTGGTTGGTGCTGGTGCTGGCCTGATAAGACAGGTCAACATAGCCCACAGCTTGCTGAGCAATCCAACCGGGGCGGAAGACCACACCGACAGGACCGCCAACGGGCTGGTTGCTGTAGGTTTCGCTGGTGCCGTTCTCATTCAGGAAGCTGAAGCTGCTGGTGGAGTGCCAGTAGCGGAGAACGTTGGTGTAGTTGCCAGGGTAGATCTTGGCAACTGCGATTTGTGCGGGATTAATTGCCATCGTTAGTTACCTCCTCAAGCGTTAAAGGAGTAAGCCACGGTGGCGAAATCAGCATTCAGGAGTTCGAAACCTGCGTACAGGCTCCAAATCATCATGATGAAACGGCTGAAATCGTCGTTGTTGTTCAGCAGCACCTGAGCGTTGTTGCCGCCGATACCGACGCCCACGCTCTGGGGACCGAAGAACATGCCGATTGCGGTTTCGTAGGAAGCCGAGGTGCCGCCGATAGAAGCGGTGGCAGTCTGAGACGGCATGTTGGTGGATTCGAAGAAGCGCACGCCTTCGAACACGAAACCGGTGGGCATAATCGGCTCACCAGCCACAAAGGTGGCTTGGCCGAAGCCTTGACCCATGTACAGCGCAGCGTTGGGCTGCATTGCCGACATGAGGGGGTTGATCTGACCGTTGCCGGGGTAACGAGCAACTTCACGGAAGTCGCTGTTCTGGCGCAGGTGCATCAGGAAGGTGGGATCGCAAACGCAGCGATAGAAACCATCCTGGAAGGTAGGAACGTTCCGCTTACGCAGGCTCTTCACCACGCGCAGCAGGTCGTCCTTAACGTCGAACTTAGCTTGCTCGGCGTTGGTGTAGGTGAGGCTGCCCACGGCGAGATCGCCGGGGTAGTAGTAACCACCTTGGCTATCGGAAGCCTTGCCCTTGGAAACAGCTTTCAGGAGTTCGTTGATGAACACCCGATCGCGCCACCGACGATAATCGTCGAGCAGGGTCAGCGAACCGATGGACTGGTGGAAAGCAGTAAGGTTGCCGGTGTCCAGCAGAAGACGCTGCGCGGTGATCAGGGTCTCGCGAGCAATCTTGAAGGTGCTGGGCTGAGTGGGATCAGTCGGGTCAGCAGGACCAGTGTACTCGCGAAGAGTCACGAGCACTTTATCTTTCACAATGTTGCGGCTGTTGGCAGTACCAATGGTCTGCTCAGCAGTGCGCTCACGTGACTCTTTGCTTCCCGGATTGCCCCAGAACCTGTAGCGGTCTAACTGCACAGTCTGGCCTGGCTGCTTGCTGAAGTCATGGACGACCACAGGCTCAGCTGCCATCTCTACAACGTACGCGGGATGCGGACGGTAAAGTTCAGCGCCGAGAAGCTTCGGGAAATCATTATCGACAAACACTGTCGATAGCTCCAGAAACTACAAAATCAGTTTAAAAGAAAAAAAAGTAAAAAAACATTTTTTTGTTGCATTCTTAGCGTTTGTTACACTGAGGCAAGTCGATTCAACAAACGTGACAAAAAGCTATACAACTGAATATCGTATATGGATTGATATAAAAACTAGATGTTATAATGTAAAAGCACACAATTATAAATACTATGGTGCGAAAGGTGTAATTATGTGCGATAGATGGAGAACGTCTTTTGATAATTTTTTGCAAGATATGGGTCTTCGCCCGCAGGGTTACACAATTGGACGCAAAAACGATATAGGTAACTACGAACCTAGTAACTGTCGTTGGGAAAAAAAGTCAGATCAATCTAGCCAAGCTTTTCGAGGAGAAAAAAACGCACACAGCAAATTAACAGAAGAACAAATACTATGTATAAGATCGCTTTGGGCTACTAAAACAAAAAACTCAAAGTTTACAGCAGTAAATATTGCAGCAGATCTTAATCTAAGTAAACAGAGTGTAAATAATATTGTAAGTTATAGAACATGGGTTCACGTTTAGATAGATTTTTGATTACTTGAATTAACCGTGGGACTAAAGACCCTCACCATGTTCCGCACAGATTCCGAACCCTGCATGTAAACAGAGCCATAGTTGTAGGCATATCGCGTAGATTTGCCGCGATAAACATAACGTAAGGCAGAAGACATTAATCCAGGCGTACCTGAACGAATAGTTTCAGTATATGTCCGACAATATACTGGAGGATTGTAGGTCCACTCAGATCGATCAGCAGTCCCCTGAGACCCTAATGAGTTTGTAAGAAGTGTGCCTTCGTAACTTCTATGAGTGACCCCACCTCCGGTTTTTCCTTGGGCTGCGCTATTAGCTTCAGGAGTGTTGTAAGGATTGTAGTTTTGATCTGCGGGTGCAACACCTTGGTAATACGTATATATCCCTTCGTTACGGATCCCGTATTCGGGTCCCGTTGAGGTGACGACTTTGGCGTTTGCAATTGTCGTAACACTGAGGGGCCGATAGCCGTTATACGAACTTAAAGAACCGCTAGGTAAATAATCTTTGTTTTCATAATCAGTCCAGTACCCAGAAACAGCTTGAGGAACCTGACGCCATTGATCCGTCAGATACCACGAGCCGCTATTCGGCGGTCCCGGAACGATTACGCCAAGATCAGCTCCGATATCTCGAATACCGGAGCTAAGGATAATGTAACCCTCGTGGTTAGGACCGGATTGAATCCGATGAAAACCCGTGTCGTATTTGTAATTAGAAAGCGGTGTGTAAACCACGAGGGATACGCGGGCTTACACTTAGTATAAGATTTTAACTAACGACTTCCGTATCAGCGGGAGTAGCGGGCTCTACTTTTTGGCTCAGACTGCTCATATCGGCGCTGATATTTTGCATATCCTGCACGTAAGCAGCGCGTAAACTTTCAAGCTCCGCTTTTAATTGCTCAACATCTGCAGACGCAGAAGGAGCGCTGGAGCGACGACGGCCAAGAGGATTAGGCATTTCAAGAACTCTTCTTAGATTCAGTATACTTCTGGGCTTTTTTCTTAGCCTTTACTCGTTCAGGTAAATCTCCTTTAGTTTCTTTTTCGTACTCCGCCACTTTGGCTTTCGAGATTTCACCTCGCTCGGCCATTGCGTAAAATTTACGCCGCTGAGCTTCTGACGCAAAAGGCATCAGTTTAAATAACTCTAATTAACTATAAACAAAAAACCCCGCCTGTGAAGACGGGGTTGCGGGTTCCGTAGATAACTTTATCAGGCGTTATCCATGAACAGGAGTTTGCCACGGAAAGCATCGGGGCTCATCTGAGACAGATAGCGCCAAGCTTGCTCGGGGCTACGGTTCATAGCTTCGCTGAAACCATTCCACTGAGAATCGGCATCCACATTAGGAGCACCGGCCATAGCAGAAGCGGGAACAGCGGGGAGCTGATCGTAACGGGGCTGATAGTTTTGGGTATCAGCTTCCGTATCCACCGGGTACACCTCGGTAAAGAAGCGGTTGGTGTAATCAGCTAACTGATCGGGGTCGGTCAGGATTTGTTCCATGGCCATACCACGAACCGCAATGTTCTCAAGAACACCGTGTTGTTCAATCAGAGCATCCTCAAGCACAGTGGCATACTGATTCAGAATGCCAGGGGCTTCAATGCCGAAGTGATTAACGACGGCGGCGGTTGCTTCGCTTAGGGCCGGAGCCTGTTGCTGCTCCGTAGAAGTCGGATAAGAAGTTTGGGTTGTAGAGTCGCTGCTGTACGAGGTCGGCTGAGCCGTAGGCGCTTGGTAAAGATACGGTTGGGCCTGTAAACTCTGACTGTACAGTTGAGTATCCTGCGGCGCCGTCTGGTACTGCGGATACTGTGCTGTCTGGCTGGGGGACGGGGAGAGACGGGAAACCACCCGTTCCAGGCTGCCCATTGCCGCCTCCCACGGGTTGGCCGGGGAGGACGTTGACGGAGACTGGCTGTACTGGCTGTTGGTAGAAGGGACCGTAGCCGGTGTTACCTGCGACGGCGCTTGCGGCATAGTTGCCGAAGGTGCCACCTGGGTAGTTGCTACCCACTGGGGGTAGGCTGTAGAGCCCTGGTCCGCCGAGGGCGCCGCCTGCGGGGCTGCTACCGCCGGGGAGACCGGGCTCGGGATCGAAGCTTGGATCTGCTGGCTCATAGCTGCCCGAGTAAGTCAGTTCTTGCGCAAGGTGGTCAAACGTCCTATAGAGCAAGGGCGTTATGTTTAGCCGAGGATCAGCCGCGAGCGGTTGATTCGGCGCAAGTGGATGTGGCGCTTGCAACATCTGATTCAATAATACTAGAAATTGTTGAAACGCGCCTTGTGTTTGTTGAATCATTCGGAAGGGGAATCCCTTCAACATTTCGGCTCTTTCAGAATCAGTTTTATCGGGGAACAAATACTTCAGAGCTTCGACGCTATCGACGCCGAGTTCTTGTAAGTTCCGAACGACGATAGATTTTTGGTTAACGTCATACGCCGTATCCTCATAAACGTCTCCTTGGAATCGGTAGGAAACGTCACGATCACCGTCTGGCGGTAAACCAAAGACACCACGTGGGACTTTGTTTTCTTGCAGAGCAACCTGCATCGCCGCAGTAACGTCGCTCTCGTATTTAGCGAGCTTTTTCTGATAACGAGATAAAGCTTCTTCGGTTTGTTCCGTCGGTTTTTTAGGGGGTTCTAACCCCATCACTTGAATAAAGCTCTCACGGAAAACTTGCTCTTGATGATACAGAATCATCTCAAGCAAACGACAGAAACCGTAAGTCAAAAAGCTTTTATTTTTGCGCAGCGCCGTGGCCTGCGCTCGACCCATAAGACCTTTGATCTCGGTAGCGGTAGCGCCTGCAGAAATAGAGATTTCATCAACGCCGCCCAGTGCCGTGCGAATTTCCTCGCGCAGTAATAAGGCATACCGATTCATATCCCCGTTTACCGGGTCGGGCGTCATATAGCCCACGCGGTCAGACGGTTCGACGTTGGCAATAACCCGAGGAACTCTCAGACCGCCGATCATGGCGGACGAACCAAAGGGTTCCGACACTCGGGTCGACGGAGTGTCGCGACCAGCAAAGCCACTTTGACTGCTAATAGTCGGGCGGAAAGTGCGGTCCGCATCCGAAGCTTCGACCAGATCGCTACGAGGACGCGAACTGATCAGTGTGGGGTTACCAAAGAACTCAATATTTTTTGCAATATTTTTCATCATGCTGTCGTGCAGCACGATTTGCTCCATGAAGGGCTCAAATTCGCCCTCACCCTCGGTTCCGCTGCTATTAGGTTTGTTTAAAACTTCAACAGCAGGAATAAAACCTAATTCGTTGACCCGACTGTTTTTAGGAGTAAGAACAGTGCCAGGTTCGAGCTCAAAACTAAGCTCGCTATTAGATTCAAATTCGTTGATCTTATCGGCAGTTATAGAAATACGGACATACCGTTTATTTTGTCCGTACGTGTCTGCAGGCAATCCTAAAGTTGAATTTCGGACTTTATAGCTATATAAAATGACGACTTCTTCGATCTCACCGTTTACATCGTGGTAAACGCGATATTGATTTTTAGAGAAAAAATAAATCTGGTATTTAAGTTTTTGATCTGGGCGGAAATAGAACAGTCCACAGCCGTCGATTAAGAAATTACGGATAATCGCTGGAAAGCGAATATCCATCCGGTTGAGACTAATTAAAGACTCTAAAAATTTGCTTCTCGACTTATAAGTATCTTGTTCGCAGTAAAAAAACAGCCCCTTTTTGATCATAAGCAGCGTCATCTGCTGCAAATGACTCAAAACGACCATCGTGGCAGACTGTTTGCTGCGGTCCTGCGTGCGAGAAGCTTCGAGAATCTCGGTAAAACGCTGTCGGACGCTCAATGAGTCTGCCATGGCCTTATTCTGCGATTTTTAAGGCCGAAAATCAAGCTTCGGCGCCTTTCTCTTCAGCTTTACGCTTCATTTTGGCCTTCTGAGCCTTCCGAAGCGCTTCTTTGCGCTTCATTTTGGAGTGCTCTTCCGACTTTTCGCCTTGCTCACCGCCTTTTTCTTTTGATTCAAAGTGCTTCCGGAGCGCTTCGGGCATTTTTTCAGCCATTGGGTAAAAGATACTGGCGGACTCTTTCAAGTTTAAACAATTCTGGCGGCAAAAGCTCATGCGGATAGGCTTCCAGAATGTGATCGCAACGTCCCAGAGGGTCTGTACCGCCAGCTTTTGCTTTGTAGTTATCTAAATGCGCCAACATTTCGTCACTGTTAGCCGGGGCTACAGAATTCGGGATGTCGTCAAAACAATGCGAGAACGAAGTGACCTTACGTTTCATGCGGTTTGCGTCTCCCATCCAAGAAAAATGCCAACCGGCATCGCAATCTCCGACAACAAGATCATTCGGATTCATCCGGATCTGGGAAGGGGTTTGCTCTAAATGTTCATACAGAACCACGGTGCCGCAAGTCCAATTGTTGGGGGCTTTGGAGTTGTCCCCGTGGGGATCCTTGACCCTTAAATCAGCGCGCCCGTAAAACATAGGCATTGACAGTCGAACACAACGAGATGCGTCGGCTTTTGCAATCTCTACAGCCTCAAGGAGTTTTTCGGGTTTAGGAATTTCGTCTACATCGCTAAAGAAAAAGACTGAATCCGGGGGACACATCCTCATGCCGACGCCAAGAGCATCACGCTGGGCGTACTCACGAGACCAAGGAATCGAACACTCCTCGGGAGTAGGTAGCTCAACATGCAATACCTGAAGTTTTTCCTCAGGCAACCCAAGCTCTCGGATGGTATCTACACAAGTAAACGGTTTCGGATCACCACGGAAGGTTCGGTTGCCGTCCGTGATGATGAACCCGTCTACAACGTCTTTAAGAATGTTGTAACGGAGCTCTAGAAGCTCTTTTTCATCAAAATATAAAAAACAGTCAAACAGCATCTGACGCTAAAAAAGCTGTCAGTATATTAACTCTTGACTGCGGGGTTGTAACCCCCTCCAGCCCGGATTACCAAAGATCCGTTTGAAGGGCGCCGACGTTCCCGTGCGGCAGACAGTAAATCTTCTTTCAAACTTTCTAAATCAGTTACAGGGCCTTGATCTTGCCCGTAAGGACCGGATTGAGGAGGCACCGCTCCCTGCATGTACGAAGTATCATAATCCGCTTTATAACGAGTATCGTCCATACCCACCCCCTGAATACGCTCCTGCATATTGGAAGCGCGTTCCATATCATTAAAAGCAGCGCCAAAAAATTCGCTGGCGCGACCGAAAGGGCTAGTCTGACGCATCATGAGCTTTTATGTTTAATATACTCGGAAGCTTTGCGTCTGGCCTCCCGAGCTTTTTCGGTATTGGGAACCTGAGTATTGACCGGTTTGCCTCCACGCGTGGCAGCTTTTTTGCGCTCATCAGTAGCGCGCCGCTCTTCAGGACTTAAAGCCGCCCAAGCTGCTTTAGGCAAATACCGTTCAGTCCTACCTTTTTCGCGAGCTAAATCAGCCATAAAGTTTGCCAGCCATTAAAGCTCTGTCAGTTAATGCTTTAGCTAAAAGAGCATCTTTGGTGTAATCAACCAAGCCACTCATAATCGAAGTTTGACTTGGGGTTGTTGCAGAGCTAAGCCAAGAGGCAAAATCTTTTGCTTCTGGAAGAGCACGCTCCCTAAAAGTCGAACCTCCGCTTAAAGCCGTAATCAAATCCGAAGCAGAGTAGTTCATTTTTTGTCCTTAGACTTTTCGTACTCTTCGCGGGTTTGCCAGTCTTCCTTGCCCCACCGAGTGAGGCGATTTTCCGAAGACTTTTTACCTTCGTAGGTTCCACCCATTTCTTTATAATATTTAGTCGCCAACTGCATGGCTCGTGCACTGTGGCCACCGAGTTTTTTTCGGGCCTTGGCCTTAGCGCGTGCCCACTTCTCGGGATCTCGTTTTTTAGCGATTTCGGCCATGGTTTAATAGAGCACGTAACAGTGATCGACAGTTGAAGTGCCGCTGATTTGAGTTATGGATATAGGAAGCAAGACATCAGTCCGAATATGACTAAAAGTAATAGGCGACTTGGAGTCAGCTAAAAGAACGACTAAAGTTTTATCTGCGCTTTTGTTTGCGGTCTCTACATAGACGGCACGACAGGCAGCAAAATTACTGTTAGTGCCCGAAGCATTTACAAGAAACCCACTGGTATACGGCAGAGAGGCTGTCTGCGCGTATACACCCCCAAACGCTCTAACGTCCATATTTAATCCAGTGTCTCTATCAGTTTAACCAGATATTCGACAGCTTTTTGCAGATCTTGTTTTCCATTTTTTTGTTCCCACCGCCACAAATATTTTTGGGCGCAGCCCTCTAAATACCCTTGGTACTTGATTAAACCCATGGAAGCTTTCTGTACGTCGTAACACTCCAGACCGCCTTTCTTATAATAATTTGGCCGAACTGCCGGATCCTCAACTTGCAACGTTAAACCACCAAATTGTGGCTCCGCGCTGTTCCAGAAATCGTCGAAGTCTGTAGGCGTCGCTTCGGTGAAGGGTTTGTCGCTCATTTTTGCCGTTAAAGTAGTAGCAAATGTGGACGTACTCCGCTCCACGTGGGACCACTTTAGGTTACAAAACGAGCATCTCCTCTACACATAGTAAATCTTTTTCACGCTCTTTAAATTGTCGTGAATATTTGTCGTCGTCATGACAAATTAGACCGCACTCTAAAATGCGATAACTGTCTTTATGTTTTACGACAGGCACACAGCGCCTGTGTTCAAAGTTAGGAGGTAAATATTCAAACGCCAATCCCATAGAGCTGCGATCAGCTATTGGCCAGTTTCTAATGCCCGTTTTGGCATAGCTTTTTTGAGGATCAAAGCTGTCGGAACGTATATAAAGCTCACCATCATTTTGATCAAGGATCATTCCGCAGTAATACGGACTTCCAAGCTGAATAAAGAAATCGATCTCGTGGTCGACGACAAGAATTTTGGGAACCGTAAAGCCAATATTGTGCCAAACATCCGGAGTTTCCTTAGTGAGATGCCACTTCTCATAATTACCAATCGGAACACGTTTACCTTCAAAATTTTCATATAGAGCAAATCCAGGCTCCAATCCATAACGACTTAAAACAGGTTTCCATTTTCTGTAATAGTCAAAATTGTCTTTACGGATCAAAACATCGTTTTCTTGGTAGATGTAATAATCCGCCACGCGGTTCAGAACTGCCAAAGCTAAATCTGTTTTATGAGCCCAGGTCAGATACCAACCTTCATATTCAGGTCCCGCAACCTTTACCTCAACCTTAATATTTTTAAACTGCTCAAATAATGTATCTAGTGTTTCTACGTCCTCCTGAGCTTCGTAATTCACATAAATATGTATCTTTATGTTGTGTTTGAACCTGTCGTACTCCGACAACACATTTAGAAGCGGGTTTATGCGCTCTAAAGGATTATGGGCAGTAATGGCAACCCAGATATTTTTAGTCATGTCAGTACTCAATGCTGAAGTTGCCTCGACGCTGTAAATATTGGATCAACCAAGTGTAGGCGTCTAGCAAATCGTCATGAGCTGTCGCACCAACGTTGATCAACTGATCGAACAAAGCGTCGAACTTGCGGTACTTATTGAACACGATTTTCTTGTTTTCTAGCAAACCTAAAGTTCCTCGGAAACGGGCGATCTTGTCCCCTCTAAAACCTTTAACTTCGTGAATATTAAGGTTGCCTAAATCACGCTCATTTATAAGAACACGTCTTAAGTCAGCCGCAAGCGAAGCCTGATATGCCACAGATTCCACAACCAGGGTCACCGTGGAATAAGTCGGCATAAACTGCCCATCATGCTGAGTGAGGATACCCCACTCCAAAAGCATGTCGCAGAGCAAATCGATTTTCTCCAGGTTTCCGATCGAACGACATTGATGCGCATCGATGATGTAATACTTATCGCCTAACCGACCGCCGAGAACGAAAGCTGTGTAATCGCTCGTTTCGTTCTTACTGGCTGAAAGATCAATACCGACAGCAAGCGAATCGAACTCAGTAACAACCTCACCTTTAACTAAAAGATCAGGCGAAACCACCAAATCCGAGGTCATAACTGGCTGTTGTTGATACTGGAAAGCAAACGCCACAGGGTCCAGCTCTTTCTGCGTCAGCAAATATTGAGACGACCACTGTTCGGGCCAATAGCTAACGGGTTCGCCGTTGTTGTCGTAAGTAATGGCCTCTTGGGTTACTTGTTTCCAGCCTTTTTCAGGCACAAACATTGTTTTATGAATATCCAGTGGGTGGAATCGAGTACCTAGGCATATAGATCGCCCACCTTCAAACACAATCGGCGCGATAACGGAGGACCAGTTATTGTTCATCTCGTCCCGAATAGCAGGGTTCTTAATATCCGCGCTTGACTTAATAGGGTCATCAACAATAACTAGGTGAGCGCGCTTAGAAGTAATCGAACCCCGTAGACCGGCAGCACGTAACGTAAATTCTTCGTCACCGAGTCTCGGAATACCTGCATAATCAAAATCAATCGACCAGCCAATATCTGACTGCATACCTGATTTCAGCTGTACCCGAGGAAAAACTTTCCTAAATTCAGGTGAATCAATTAACTGGCGGATAATCCGACTCTTCGGGATAGCCGTGGCAATGTTGTAAGAAACATAAATAATCTGTAACGGCATTTTGGCCGTTGTGTGCTTACCAATAATCCACGCGGTAAACATATTCAAACAGGTACTTTTGGCTGAATTCTTACTTACAACGTAGTCTTTTATTAAAAATCTTTCTTGCTTATTATCTACCGTTAAACATTTAACTTCACTAACACCTACATACTCTACATTTACAATAGAACGCACACAACCTCGGTTAGATCGTGAAGAAGCAGGACCTGTGTATTTTTGTTTTTTACGCGCACAATAAAAAGGCTGTATACCCTCTGGAAGACTAATACTCAATCTATAAGCTAAATTTTTACTAATAATCTTTACGCCGTTCTTGTAGTAGTGAGGGAAATAAGGTTTATTAAACCGGGTAATGCCTCCAAGAGATCTAACAAGCTCCTCTACGCCATGAATAAGCTCAAGGCTGGAACTCCCAAAGGATAACCCTCCTCGACCACAGGAGGAGGCGTCCCGACTTCTGCACGTCCCGTCCGAATCTAGGAGGCCGCGCAAGAGCCATTCTCGCTGTTCGATAGATCCACGTAAATAGATTGAGGGTATGTGCTTCTCCAAGGATCCCTTACCTCTCATACTTAATTCTTTTAATACTAGGGACACATATTTCTTAAATCCTCCTCGCCGACCATCAATTATTTTTCCTCGCGTTCCTTCAGCAAGTTGAATTTGGTAGCTATATTTTCGTGAGCTGTAGGAACGTTCCACTAAAACATGGTCCGCAGGTAAAACAGTATTAATAAACTCGACTATATCTTTATCTGCGGTAGTTATATTGATAGAGGTTGGGTCTGTTAATCCTCCGTCCCCTAAGAGGATTCCCACAATGTAAGGGTGAAGAGGAAGTTCTAGAGCAGGGTACTGCACTGGAGAAGTAACAGGTACTTGATACCTGCTGTGTCCCCTTGTATCCAGCCACGGTGTTTCGCCTGGAAGTGCTTTTCGCACTGTACGACTAACGCCAGTTCGCCAATTTCCTTTCGTTCCCGTAGTCACTAACTCACGAATTTCTTGAAGAGTTGTTGTTCTGTACACGCCTTTTTCGTCACTCCCCATTCGGCGAACATCGAAGCGATGAGAATCATCGCAGAGCATTGATGTCCCGTCTGAAAATGTGACCTTATATATAGGAACTTCTGGATATGAAGGAGTATCCAGGACGGTGGTAGGAAAACCATCATCGCCATAAACGACATCTCCTTTAACCAGAGAACCTAGCTTGATCCACCCGTTGGGAGTAGCCACCTCCGTATCGGGGTGAAGGGGTCCCCTCGGGGCCAAGATGTCTAGGTTCGGCCCAGCAATATCAAGCAGATACTTATTGGACTCACCAGTAATTAAGTGGCGATGCCACTCCAGCATGTGCTTCGCCGGAGGTTTATCAAGAAGCGTACAGAACGTATGGAAATCATCTGCTGCTTTTTTGTATATCGTGTCAACACCTGATCCAGTATCCTCAGTAGCACGAAGTGCACGCATTTGAGCTGCACGACGATAGGCAGATGTTTCTCGGCTAGGCATATCACTAAGTTGACACTATCGCTATATTACTCGTATCTGAACACCTTTCAGGAATGGCCAAAATTCTTTGGTACGGTGATGCGTGCTGTAATACAGGGTTTGCCCGAGTAACACACAGTGTCCTAGAGCAACTGCAAAAGGAGCACGAAATTCATGTATTAGCTATTAATTACTCTGGTGACCCTCATAATTACCCCTACATCGTATACCCCGCCTCCAACGTCAATTGCGGAGATCGGTTTGGTATCCCACGAATTCCCGAAATTCTTGAGAAAGTAAAACCAGATATCTTCATATGCCTCCAAGACATTTGGATCTGCAATCAAGTTTGGGAGCGATGCCAGTTCCTGAAAGACAGTCTCAAATTTAAATTTATTTGTTATTTCCCTATCGACAGCGAGTCCTACATGCCGGACATGCTGCGCAATATCCCAGAGTGGGATATGGCAATCACCTTCACCATCGAGTGCGCGCAGCGGATCTTAAAGCACGAAATCAAACCTTCTCGCTTAGGTGTGCTCCCCCACGGGGTTGACATCGATAAATTCACACCGGGTTCCCGCTCAGAAGCTCGTAAAGCTTTTGGGTTACCCGAGGATAAATTTATCGTTCTTAACGCCAACCGTAATCAACCGCGTAAGCGCATTGATCTAACGATCAAAACCTTCGCCAAATTTGCGGTTAACAAACCCGACACCATGTTGTACCTCCATATGGGGGCTAAAGATATGGGGTGGGACGTGATCCCGCTCTTTAAATACGAGATGCAAAAGCTGGGTCTCGACGGAACCAACCGTCTGATTCTGACCTCGCATCAAATGAATTACCTAGATGCGCCGTCAGACGCTGTACTTAACCAGATTTACAACTGTTGTGACGTAGGTATAAATACAGCAGATGGCGAAGGTTGGGGTTTAGTTCCCTTCGAACACGCAAGCTGCAAAAAGCCTCAAGTCGTGCCGAACCACACCGCGTGCGCCGATATTTGGGACGGTGCGGCCCAACTTGTGGATATCGCGACATGGTACGTCGATAAAGATCTGGGCGTAGAGCGCGGCCTTATTGACGTAAACGATGCAGTTAAAAAACTAGACGAACTGTATTACGACAAAGATATTTATGACGAAGTAGCTGAAGCGTGCTACACCGTGACCCGGCGTAACGAATATCGCTGGGAAAGTGTTGCCGCTGGATTCTCTCACGCCATCAAAGATCTCCTCGCCTGATCCATGCAATCAACCACACGCTTTTTTCACGCACACAGCAGCGTTCTTTATCCGATCAAACGACCTACAACGGGTATACCCGATGTATATACACAGGCCAACAACCTGAATGGCGTATTTACCCGGATTAATTACGGGCTTCCCGAGGGTTCTGTCGCTAACTTCAGTCCTTCAATTCTGAAACACAAAAACAAAACCTACGTAGCGTGGCGCTCTCAACCCGAACCTTTTGGTTTCCGTTGGGATAACAATTACTTTTATTTAAACGATAAGCCCACGGATATTTATCTGGGGCTGCTTCACGACGATCAAACCGTGGTGGGAGCTAAGAATCTTCGTCCGAAAAAACATCGACTTAGTTACGAAGACCCTCGACTGTTTATCGGTCCGGATGAAGATGTTTACGTTCAATTTGTTGCGTCAACGTACGCCAGCCGACACAACAAACACGGGCGCAACTTTTTTGATAATCCTAAAGTCGTTGTTTGTTACGTTGATGCCTTAGGCGAAGCATCGCAAGCTGCAATACCTCCTATTGGTGAGAATCGCACTAAAGATAAAACTGAGAAAAACTGGTGCTTCTTTACGCATAAAGAAGAACTTAAGTGTCTGTACTCAACGCGTCCACTCGTGATTGAGTGCGAAAAAAGTCCTCGCGTAGAAATTGATTCTTCAGTACTGGACGTAGTTACGCACGGATCTCCGACGTTTAACTCCACGGCGCCGATCAATCTCGGGTACGCCCATTTAGTTTTCTACCACTGGAAGCATATGGCGCGGAGACAAAACGGAACTCCGTATCTTTTATATCACTTAAGTGCTTATTTAATCGATAAAGAGTTTAAAAATATTACACACGTTATTAAGCGTCCCTTGTTCTCAGGATCCCTTAATGATGAGTTGATTTATTGGACAGATTACGGCGGGACGCCTTTATCCAATCAGCCTGCGGTTATCCTGCCGTTTGGCGCATACATCGAGAACACGGACTTAGTAATGTCGCTTGGCGTAAACGACGCTTTTATGGGAATTATGCGTTGTCCGTTGGAATCGATTATGAAGCAGCTTGAACGCGTAAGCTAGCTCTTTTCCTCGCGTTCAATCGTTGACCACACAAGGAACGACGAATCATCTAAGAGAGTTTGAATTGCAGGCTGGCCATCGAAAGTCTGCATCAACTCTCTTAGACAACGGTCGGCGCCGGCCAGCAGTAACCCACGGCGATCTAAACCATCAGAAATAGAACGCACCGCTTGAATATGCGAACGCAGCTCCTTCTGAAGAGCGGAGATTTTAGTAGCTGCTGTGGCGTGATCCAACATGCCGGTCAGCGTCATATTTCGAACGTTATCGATATCTTGTTTAATACCGTCAATTTCAATCAAGAGGATCTTACGAAGATCTTCTTTAGGGTATTTTTCCTGCACCCACGCAGTCAGATCGGAGATACTCCCGGTATATCCGGGCTGTAAAAACCGCGCGTATAAATACGCCTCGATATCGCTGGTTGCGTTTTTTGCGTAAAAAACGAAGGCGTCTTTCTGAGATTTATCGAGACTAGCTAACCAGGAAGCGACAGTAGTCGAATCACCTATTTGAGATTTGATCACGCAAAAGCTCGTTGACCTGCAAGAGCCATTCCAGCACCAAAACGCTTAAGTGCCAACTGCCCCTCAATATTTCCACGCTGAAGAGCAAGTTGATTACGAGTCTGTTCTTGCTGACGGCGTATATCTAAATTGGTTGCTGCGATATCGCCAGCAAGTTTATTTGAAGTCCGCTGAGCTTCGGTCGCCATAGTGGCTAGAGCTGTAGCGGCAGGAGTCAACAGCGTGGTCTGACCTTTCAGACCTTCGGTAGCTAGTTCCTGAACACCCTGAGCATATTGACGGGTAAGAGCAGAGGCTGTTTCAGGTCCAAGCATTTCGGTAGCTAACCGAGCCTTACCGGCTAAGTCACCAAGCCCGATTGCGCTGCTGGCGTATTGCGAAGCAATTCCAGCTTGTAAACCGGAAAGAGTTTGCTCCTTTTGCTTAGCTACATCAAATTGATCGTAAGCGGCCTGACCTAAAACTTTTGATTGAATCGATTCTGTGCCTGTATACGGTGCCATCAACGAAGCTAATTCGGTCGCAGCCGTAGTTAGAGGAGTGACGCCCGCAGTTAGCCCACCGTATAAACTGGCGTAGTCAACGCCGGGGCCTTGATTTTGACTTCCACCACCAAACGCGTTAAAAACAGAACCTAGGCCAGAGAGGGCCATGCCCCCTCCGGCTAACCAACCAGCACCGCCAGCAAGTAATGGAGCAGCCATATCTTTACTTTAAGGTAAAAGTATTAAAAGGAGTAAGAGCAGCCTGATAGACGTTGCTTAAAGAACTCATCAGCCCTTGGCTGGGCAGCATCGAAGCAGCAATGGTCGATCCAAGAGCAATTTGCTGGCGAGCATTAGCCTCAATACGGGCACGCTCTAGCTCTTTCCACGCCTCGATATTTTGAAGCTCAATCTGGCGCCGCGAATTTTCTCGGGTCTGGCGCATCGACAGAGCGCTAGTTAACAGAGCACGTTTGATAGTCTGCTCTGTGTCTTGCGCCGCTAATTTCGCCCGAAGCTCGGGGTCTAAAAGCCGCTCAAGAAGTTTGTTGTAGTAGTCAGTCTGAGGATCAGTGCTCTGACTTGCGGGAGGTTGAGAGGGAAGACCCGCTGAAGTCGGGGTCGAAGGGCCACGAGTTTCCACAGTGCTGGGAGGTTTTTCGGCGGGTTTTTTCGCGCCGCCAAAACGCGACTCTAAAACTTGCTGTAAACGACGAAACTCGGCTTGTTCAGTAGCGTCAGAGGCTGCCTCTTGCGGCTTCATAGTGCGCGCGGTATCGATAGTTTGATACCCGTACCGTGGACCCGTATACACCTTTGTACCAATGTTCGGACCGAAATCTCGTTCTGATCCGATCTGAATGGCCTCTGGAGCAGAAGGCTTAGCTGCAGGAGGTTTTGATCCAGCGCCCATCGCTTGCGCAGCTAAGACCACCGGGGCCAGAGGCGGCGCTAAATACGGTGCTGCTCGGAGAGCCCAGTTAGCAAAATCGAAGGTTGGATCAGCCACGTCGCCTCCTTAGATCGCCTTAGCTAACTCGGCAAGAGTTGCGTTATTTTCATAACGCTCCCTTGCAACTACATCTTTAATTGCCTGGTTCAGCAAGTTAGACGCAGCCCCGTAACTAGATTCTACACGCTGACGTTGAATATCACCCAGCGACTTCTCGCGTTGAGCAGCAACCTCAGCCTGAGATGCAATTCGCTGGCGCTCAATTTCAGCCTGCCGAATAATGTTCTCAAGCTGAATACGAATACCGCCTTCCGCCTGCAGCTTTTTAATCTCACGAGCGGTAATACCTTCCGCTTCTTCTGCCTTACGACCGGAAACTTCTTTAAGAAAAGCACCGGCATCAAACGATTCAAGAGGTTCTTGTCCGAAAGCTCCTCGAATGGCGTTTACCAAACCCCGACGGAGACTTAACTCTTGTTCGCGTGCGTACTGCTCAGCAGCTAAAGACTCTTGCGTTGTAGTTATAAACCCACGGCCAACGGGGGAAGGAGAAGCTTGAGCGTAACTAGGTTCTTTAGCTCCAAACAACTTACTGCCAATAAATTCGGTTCCCAGTGCTGTAGCTAGGGTTGCGAGAAGGCCAGGAGTACCGCCGGCGGCACTAGCAGCAGCTGCGCCACCCGCAACACCTGCGCCTCCGGCTAAAAATGGCAAAATCTTAGCAATATCACTACCTTCGATACCAGCCTCCCGAAGTTTGGTGATCTGACCTAACAGATCATCAACTTGTTGAACACCAGCGCGGGCACCGCCACCACCGAAAAAGGGAATTCTAGACATCAGTAACCTGCCGGATTATCAAAGGATGTGCCAGATAAAGGCTTCTTGTTATAGTTTACACCTTCTGTTTCTGCTTGCGCCATTACGCCCATCAGCTTTTGCTCAGCTGAAGGGAGAGCGGCGGTTTGCGGGAATGTAGATCGAATGTATAGATCTAGAAACGCCACGGGGTCTAACTCCGGCGCCGTTTTACGAACATCACGTTCGTGCAATTGACGTTCCCGTTCGTTCATCGATCAACCGAGCTCTTGATAACGAACAGAAGCAGGAATCGTGGAGCTGCTCGGAGCATTCAAAAGAGAATACTGACCACCGTAATTGGGCAGATCATATTCAAGAGGACGTTGTTGACTAAAATACTCACCCGCGTCATCAGCTTGCTCATTCATGTTTTGGAGAAAGTCCATAAACATAGCCATCACATTAGGATCGTTTAAGATCAACATGATGAGCTCTTCGACTTCGAACTCGTCAGCTTCATTAACCACACCAGCTTGTAAACGTCGGCCAAGCTGTACGCGAGCTTCTGGCTGAGTATTAGCGGGGTAAGCATTTAACGAACGAGTGGGGCTGGTGTTCATGCCTTCGCCCTCACGACCCGGCATCGGGGGCGCGGCTTTATAAAAATTCTTAAGTATGACAGCTGTCATCGGCGTAGCAGCTGCGCGCTCAGCCGGAGTTTGCGGGCAAGGCAGACCGACGATGCGAGCCGCTAACTCATAATCCTGAGGAGAGAACACCGGAGCACACAACTACGTCTAATTCCAGTTTAGACCTAATCTCTAAAATATCGCCAGGCTGAACCTGCAAGCCAATACAGATCCTTTCAAGAACGTCAGGAGACGGTATATACTCTTGATCCGAATAAATCTTACGTGTCGTAGTTGGCGATAACTCAGCCATACGACTTAGGCGAAACGACGACAAACCACGCGCATCAAGAACGTCCTTGAGGCGGTTGATCAACCTACCGCAGCTGGGATAAGACGAATAAAAAGGCATTTTTATACCAATATATTGGTCTGTTGTTTCCGATCATAAACGTTTATTAAACAGTATTCACCCAACCCCGAATCAATTAAAACCCAAGATTTTTACTGCGCACAAAGTGCAGATCGTATGTGGTGAAATCAATCGGCAACGTTGGATTATTAAAAGGAGTTTCGTAGACTTCACCTTCAATATGCGCCTGCCACGCAGGGTTCCATTTGGCGTGGAGATACTGTTTATTCATTTCATGCGCGTAGTGAATACCAGCAGCTAACTCAGGCTCGCTTCGCCACGTCTGAGACCCGTCTTGATAATCACCTGCGGTTTCACCGTGGTAATAAGGAACCCCAACCGACATATGCCGTTTTAACTCTTGATGTTTAAAGCGCATCCCATAGTCCATGTCCTCGCAATAAGCCGGGTACAGATTCTCATCAAATAACCCGAATTTCTGCACAACCCAATCTTTTAAAAGGAAGAAATCCCAGCTCCCGTTCTCCCCGTGGACGATACCTGTTTCCGCATCCTGGGCGTGCTCCACAGCTTTCGCCAAAAAGCCCGGAGTAAACATCAGGTCGTGGTTTGTGATTATCCAATACGGCGCCGTCATAAACGACTTGATAATCAGGTTCCATGCCCCCGAGCA